AATTTTAAGACCCGTGGATGGCACACATAGCGTTCTGGTAGAAGGTCAATACGATTCCACCAATCGCAAATTTTTGCTGTAGCAATCATAGTTGGTGCTAAACCATTGGCATAGCACATTTGTAAGTCTGTTGCTTTTCTTGCAAAAAATTCAGATAGCTCTTGATGAAAAGTGGAACTAATCGTAGTTCCCGATGAATTATTTTCACCAGAATTTGGGTCAAGTATCAATTTTGATATTTTAGACCCATTTCTAATAACTTCAATTTCAGCAACACAATCACGACAAGGAGAACCATATAGAGTACAGGGCACATCAACAACAGGTTCAACATTTTGTGATGAACATGTACAGTATACCATAGCGCACAATTTACATAGTTTTGGAATTGTTTCTTGATTCGCAATATATTGACCTTCCTCCGTAAAGTGTTCTTTAGAAGCAATTTGAACCCAACGCAAATAATCATGAATTCCAATATTTGTTAATTCTTTTCCTTCAAAAATAACAGGAGTCATAGCTTCCATGTCAACATATCTTTTGTTCTGCACTGCATAATAGCGCACAGAAAGTTTCCAGGCATCAGGACATGGAGTACGACCATAAAGTGCTTCAACCTTCCTTCTACACAACATACCTTTCTCACAACACTCTATTTTAGGTTCAACTTTGACATGGTACATTCTTCGCAAAACAGATTCTGGTTCGTTAGAATATTTGGCTGCATTAAGATGTTCTACATTACTCGACACAACACAGAAATAGGGATTCAATGAAACCTTCCCTTTCAAGAACACATCGGCCATTGGAGCAAGATACTTAATATTATTAATCACTTGAATTAGGCGATATGCCGGAGAGGATTCCATAAATATTTCTTTTGTATTAGCAAAGTCATCAAAAATAATAGCATTAATATGTGATCGAATAGATGAAGCATACTTATCATTATCCGCCCATGTAGCAATTCTATCTTTTTCCGCACTCAATTTATTATACACTAATCCAGCATTCACTGTCAAGTTTGTTAGGCATGATTTGCCACACCCTGACTGCCCGAATAGACAAACAGCAAAAGGTGTGACTCTAAGTCCTCCACGCGTGCGCAATTGGGTGAATTCTGACTCGTTATCTCTTAAACGTTCCAACCTATCCGACACATATTTCCTTTCAAATACTTGATCTTTCTTGATATAGTGCAACAAATTAGAGCCGAATTCTATAGCTTCCTTGAGTTTCATATCATACTCATTATCGTCAGTAGACGTATACTCACGTAAATTTCCTGCTATAGCATAACCATACAATGATCTAAGTTCATTATACATCTTATCAAATTCAGCAATCTTGTCCTCTTCCATAAAAAACGCTGAGACTTCACCTGTCTGAAAAACTCTCCATCCGCCTTTCATGAAACCTGAGACAGCTTCATAAAAAGCTTCGAAAATATCTACAGATGCAAGTTGTCTTTTCATAACTATAGGAGAAAACAAACGTACATTTCCAAGTTTGAAAGTAAGATCCGCTGTGGCACACATACCAGAAGATACAATAACATTAATAAGATGAGTCACTTTTTTGGAAATACTAGAATGACGAAATTCTTTCCAATTTTGGAAAGCTGAATCCATAGCCACATGCCATGGCATTTGATTAACTTCTCCATCTTGAGTATCAAGAATCATCAATTCTCCTGCGTTTTCACGCATATTTCCCCTACCAAAAGCCTCATCTAACATCTCGTGTATCTGTGCATTACCATCTTCACTAGACCAATCGGATATATAATCAATCCTCATTACTTGTCTGTAAATGTACAAAGGCAGCGAATCTTTAACATGAGCTTGTAAATACTGTGTAATTGCAGCAATCATTCCCCGTTTGGTGCGGGAATCTCGCAAGCTTTCAAATAAACACCATACTTGGATGGCCTCTTTGAGATATGGATCTACGCTGAAACTATTTCGATTAAATATGAAATTTCTCAGATCTCCTATACCACTTTGTGGTTCCAGGATAGGCCTCCTAAACTTACGATACCAGACAATGAAAAGACGTAAACAATCCACAAAAATGATGGATAGAAACAAAAACATGACTATATTTTTGATACATATCAACACAATGTGGGATTGGTCAGGAATATAAAAAACAGTACACACCATCATCCATAAATTAAATAAACAGACAGGTGGTGTGTCGGGTACCGGATTACGTTCACGCTTCAACTCTTTTAGTTGTAACTTCCTGAGTTTTCTGCGCTCACATTTATTGCAATAACTTACCCCCGTAGAGGCTGTCTTGCCTTGCTTTCGCGGCAAAGACATTTGGGTTTGGTGGGCACGCTGAATCTTATAGCTCATTCTTCATATGCATAAAGGCAATAAAGGACAAACTAAAGATTCTTTACCGTGCAGGGCGTCCTGCAGGAAAGATCCTTAGCAGTCGACACAGCACCTTTGGCCTCCTATAAAAGAGGTTTATTAGCACTTTCATCGAGCGTTATTCCACGGACGCAAGTGGCCGCTCTCCGGTGAAGGGTTAACTACGCGGTCGCAAATGAGTCTCTAAACTTGAATTCAAGCGAGTCTACTCATCGACAACTAAGTACTAAGCACGTAATGCCCTCTACTGAGTCTCGTTTGTGGGTGGGTCCCTGTCCGAAGACGTTACCCGATGTTGAGCACTCAAATCGCTCTTCTTGAAGTCCCACTATTTGTCTCCGACGGGATAATGGGGTCCCCGGTTCTAATCACATAGGGAAGTAAACTTAACCACTATGCATGCTATAAATTACAGCTTAGATCTCCAAGACATTTAAAGCTTCTTGGTGCATCAGTTGGTAGCTTTAATCAATGCACTAAACATATAACTAAACAAAATCCATTTAAACATTTGGATCACTATCAACATATATTACATATAATATCGGTTACAGACCGATAATAACACACAACATTGGACCGAATTTATTTTTATAAATTATTTAATTTGGTCTCTCACACAAAGTGAATATTTATAATGCGCTTTCCAGCGCGGGGTTGGATATTTATATCGCGCTTCTCAGCGCGGTTGCCAGCTGGTTTAACACTGGCGATACCTACTTAAAGAAATGAATTTACTCACTAAACATAATCTTGCTTAATTGGGGGCGAACCCCCAAAAAGCAACTGTAGCTTCGAAAAGGGCTGGCCCCCTTAGAAGCCAAACTGGCGGGAAGTCAATCCCGCAATTAGGTAAAACCTCTCATGAGCATAATGCTCATGAGAGG